ATATTCCAGTCTTAAAAAAGCTTTCCATTACTTGTCTAAGTTTATTTGTTATATAGTTTTCTAAATCTACCGTTCCTGCAGATGCACTAGCTGAACGTTGTGTACCTCTTCTATATACTATTGTTATAGTATCTGCAGTTCTTTTTATGTCCTTTATTATACAAATATCTGAGTTTACTATTTTTCGTAATTCTGTATTAACAAACTTATGAATTTTTCCCCATTCCGTAAGAGTTAGCTGTCTTGGGGTCATATGTCTTGCTTGTCCCGGAACTCTAGATAAAGCTTCTGAATATGTATTATGCCAATGCTGTCTAGTTAATCTTAATTGTCCATTGTCAAAATAATCTTTAACCCATTGTTCTCTTTTTCTTCTTACTTGTGCAGAAGTTGTACCCCCACGAGTAGAAGTTAATTCAGTTAAGATTTTTTCTCTTAATTCTCTAGACACTAGATTATTACTCTATATAAATCAAGTACTCTCTTTATGTGATCTGGGAAGTCTGTATTATCTCTTACTCCAGATGTTCCTTGATTCTGTAGTGTTGCTCCAGCTATTGTTCTTCTTTCTTTATGTTCGTCTTTTAAGTAATATGTTACTAAGTCAAAAAGTGCAAGTTTTAAATCACTTGGTGTAGCTGAATATCCTGCAGTATAAGTAACTCTTACACTTCCTACACCACTTGCCCAGTATGCTTTACCGCCACTCTTTGTTGTGCGAATAATCGCATCTGCGGCGGTATCTACATAGTACTCGTAATCTGTTGTTGTTAATGTTTCGTAATCTTCTGCATATCCTGTTCTTTCTTGTACAGAAGATACAGCAATTAGCGGGCTTTCGCTAACGATTATAGTGCTGGTATACTTATCGTGGACTGAAATAGTCTCAGTTCTACCACTACTATAATAATCTATAAAAGTTGTTCCGCAATATTTCTTGGCAAGGTCACTAACTTGTGGTACAATAACATCAAGGCGCTGATCATCCTTTTGATTGCTGATCCCCTCCGCGTTTTTATATTCTTGTACTGTTATTAAATCTGCCATAAATAAAAAGTGGGGCGATAGGCTCGCCCCAAGCCATAATATCCGTTAAGGGATTGATTATTAGGATGCTTTATACATGTATCCCCACTTAGAAGTAGCTCCGTCAATAAGATCAGAGAAACCAATTCTTTGTGAAGCAACAAGTACTCTTCTTTGGTTAGCAACTTCGTAATCTGACTCAATGGTTACACCACGTAGTCTTGGGATTACATAGTTTCTTGGGTACACAGCGATAGCTGCGAACTTAGATACAGCTGGTGTTGCGAATTCGTCACAAAGGAGAACTCTTGAACCGAACACTTGTCCGATTTCACCATTTAGTTTAGTTGCCATATCGCCAACTAGGTTAGCATCTTGGAACTCAGCATCTTCTAATAATTGATAGTAAGATGTTTGAGAAACGATGTAAACCACTTCTGAAGGGTTAACACCATATTTACCCATATTCTTTCTTAGTGCAAGTAATTCAGCAGCTGTTACAGTATCAGTTGCAAAAGCAGTTGTTGACTGTGTGTAGTCTGAATCGTTTCTTGCTAGGTGAAGTAGACCTTCATAAGATGCACCTGAAGTACCGAAAGCACCGTCAGCGTCGTCACCAGCTAGGATTGAGTTTTCAATTGCTCTAGCGTGAGATCTTACCATTGATTCTCTAATTAAAGGAAGAATTGGTAGGATTGCATCTTCTTCAGTCTCATTACCTAAGTAAGATTGTGAAATAAGTTTTTTGGTTGAAAGAGTTCTTTCAGTCATATCAATACCACCAAAAGGTGAACCGTATGTGTCGCCTCTTTCAGCTAAGTTACCATGTGGTGAGGAACCACTAGCAGTTTGAGCTGAAGCAAATTCAGCGTAACCACTGTCTGGTAAGATAGGGATAATCATGTTTGCAGAAGTCATAGGTACTTCTCTAAAGAGAGGTGCTAGAACTAATTCATTTTGAATATCTCTTTCTACGTTAGTTGAAACAACTTGCTCAAAGTCTGCAGAAGATACACCAACACCTGAATGTGCGTTGACTTTCTCCATTACACTCTTAGCATAATCGTTGTCCCATCCTTTACCAGTCGCTAAACCAGCAAATTTTGCATCAACGATGTCTTGTTCAAAAGCTTTTTTCCAATCGCCTTGACCTTGTCTGTCAGAGAAAACTCTTTTTGACTCACGAATGTTCATGATTTCTTCAGATTTCTCAGCAAGTTGTGCTTCAAGTGACTTAACGACTTGCTCTAAATTAGAGTAGTCATCTTTTACTCTTGACTCAACATCAGACATTAACTTCTCGGCGCCAGATAATCCAGCTTGAACGATAGTTTTTTGCTCTTCCTGTTTAGCTTCCTCAGCGGCTTTTTGAACCTCAGCTTCTTGAGCAGCCTTTTCTTCAGCTTCCTCAGCAGCTTTTTGCTCTGCAGCCTTCTGTTCAGCTTGTTTCATAGCATATTCAGCTACTGCTTTCTCAGCAGCCTCTTGTGCGAATGAATCAAGATCAAACTCAGGTTTGCTTTCAGGAGCTTGCTTTTCATTTGACATATTAGTCTCCATTTCTTGGGCTTGTGCCCCGTTTGGCTGCTCAATTTCAACAGCGTCTGCTGAATCGTTTGAGTTAGCCTTATAAAAAGATTGCTTAAACTCGTTATAGTCTGCCATATTATCAAATGACTTGCTTAAGCCAAAGGTTGCCCCTTGGTTACAAGGCACTGATACTACAGAAACTTCAAAAAGTTCCGCGTCCTTAATTTTATATCCATCAGTTTCAGTCATATACTCGGAGTCCTTGCATCTGAAACCGACAGAAAATGCTCCAAGGACACCATCTTTGATTAGTTGTGTTACATCTCCTGCTGCTTTAGATATCTTTGCAGATATTTCTAAGCCACCGTCAGTAACTTGTAAATCTTTTGCTCTACCAATTGGTTTATCATAGTTATGATTAAACAAAATAATAGGGTTATTTTTAAAATTTTCTAAACCACCTTTCATCCATGCTTCAGTTTCAATGATGTCACCTGCTCTATCTAAAGCATTGGTGCTAGCAGAACCTTTAATTTCTACTCCACCATCATCTGTTTCGCCGAGTGATTTGAAAGTGCTAGTCCAATGATAAATTTTACTTGACATCTTTCTTCTCCTCTTTCTTTGGCGCTGGTGTAGGAGCAGGAGTTGGAGCTGCTACAACAACTGGATGTCGTTTTTTCATAGCAGACAATACTCTATTCCATGAACCAAAAGCACGTCTAAGAAGATAATCTTTTACTGGTACATCATTACCGTGAGATTTGTAAGTAATTAAGTCCATAGTTTCAACTTTATGTTCTTTACAAAAATCTGATAATGCTTTTGCCATCTTATCTTTAGTCATATTATTCTTCCTCGCTTGGGGCTGCCTCTGTGGGTCTGCCACCTTCTTCGGGATTTGCTGCAGATCCTGCTATATTTGCAGGAACTCTTGGCTCGTCAAAACCATCAACTGGTTCTTTGCCAAGTGCTTCTCTTGCTTCATTTGGGGACATAATCCCTGTATTTACAAGAGTTGCATAGTACGCTGCTTGATCTCTCAATTCTGGTTGTAAAGCAGGTATACCTGTTACATCCTCAGAAAGTTCAAAACCAAAGAAACGCTCTACTGCGTGTCCTATCTTTCTTACTATTGGTAAGACTGTTTCTAAATAGTATAAACGATGGTTTGGTCTGATGTTTGCATTGTTACCACCATCCATTAAAATTGGTGGTATTCCCATCGCTTCTAAAATAATTCTTTCGTTTGACTTTATGCCTTCTTGAAAATCTAATTCTTTGAAGTTAACCTCAGTCAAGTTTTCAACCTCTAAACCTCCGTCAAGGAATAGAGGTCTACGACCTCCTGATTGTGGGTTGTATCTTGCAACCCATGCTTGTAACATTCTCTCTTTGATCTTTTCTGAAAGAGTATTCGGAGACTTAAGTACTAATCCTGGCACTGCTCCATTCTTAAAAAAGTTATCTTGGAAGTTTCTCATACTTCCAAGCAACTGCATAGTTCTATATGCAGGTTTTAATCTTGGTACTCCACGATATATGGAGTTAAAACTGTTTTCTTTGATGTGGATAATTTCTCGTGGTGAATAATCAATAGTATTATCAAAAGAGTACTTATCCACATATGTATCGGTGTCACTATAAATTGTTACTCTGTCTGCTGGTAAATGGTACAAGTGTGCACCATCAAAGTATATAAAGATATTACCATCTAGTAATAAATCTATAACTAGGTTTCTTTTAAATGTGCTAATATCCTGAAACGGATTTGGCTCTTTATTAATTAAAGTATGTACTCGTGATTTACGAATATTTTTAACAATATTGTTTATGCCTTGTATCTGATCTCCGATTTGAAATGGAATTTCTGCAGAGTCGTCTACAATCATGTTTACCGCACGGTTAACTATTTCTAGTTGTTCATAAGCATTTCTATAGTTAGTAATAACTTCACGAGAGTCAATTGTCATACCCTCGTCACGAGATATTACGTATTGAGCAGGATTCAGTTTTTCTTCCCTTTCAATGCCTAAAAATCTGTCATACCATGCCATGTTTGTCTCTCTGTTTCTTGACCCAATTATTTTGTTTTTGTGCGGTTATCAATTTGGGTCTTTTTCCATAAATTGAATGTAGTCTTAGATGATGTTTATGACAAAGTGTAACCGTATAATCGTAAACTTTTTCTCTATTCTCATCAATAAACAGTTCACGAATTTCTAGTATGTCTTGCTCTTTCTCAATAATTATATTCTTCTTTTTTAACCAAGTTTCTAGTAATTCTGTTAAACCGTAGTAATGATGAAAATCTAAATTCTCGTTGTCTCCGCAAATGAAACAACTATTTCCTTTTTTGTATTGTGATTTAGCTTTATCTCTCACATATTTAACTAAATCTCTCTTTAAATTCATATTTATACTCTTAATTAGAATTATACCAAAAATACACATCATATGTCAAGAACTGTTTTTTACAGGTCTTACTAAAACGAAGTGACACTGGTTTCAAATGTATAGAGTGCGTAACGTAGAGCATCAGCCATGTGAGATGCCATGTCATGTTTTGGTTTCTCTTTCATGAGATTTGGATTTGGATCCCACTGGTATTGGTCTAAGGCCATAAGCACTTCTTTGCATTTTTGATCTACATGTAGCTTATCGTTATCCACTATACCTGCTACATGACCTATACCATCTAGTACAGATTTCTTAGCATTTATAGTACTGATATCATAATTTTGTGCAAAGTCGTATCTTGTTTGTTGAGCAGCTGAATCAATGTAGATATAATCAATATCCCATTTTTGAATTAATTTTTGAATCTCTGCAGCATGTTGCTCTGTAGTTCTTTCTGAGTTGTAGTATTCATCTAATACGTGATAAGTTTCAGTGTCCCAATCATAAGCAATTACACAAAAAGCAGTAGGATCTTTATAACCTACGTCAAGACCTGCAAATACATCCATTCTTCCTACTTCTATTTCGGAAAAGTTTCCAATACACTGTTCATGATTGAATCTCCAGATTTGACCTTCAAATACATTAAAGTCTGCTAAATATTCTTGATTGAACTCTGCTTCTGACATTGTCTTTTTTGCCTCTTTAATATCATCTTCAGATACACGAGGATTTTCATGCCAAGTTGCTTTTATACTTAACCATTCTGGAAACTCATCAGAGTACCCACGATAATAAAATTCTGCAAAGTAATTATTTCTTCCTCTTGGAGTAGATATAAAAATAGCTTTTGAATTATCTTTATCTAGTGTAGGACGTAGTGCAACATTGAAAGCATCTCTACCATCAGTAAGTGCGGCTTCATCAAATATAATTAAATCGTAGGAACGACCAACAACAGAGTCTACCTGATTGATAGAACCCATTCTTATTGTTGATTGATTTGAAAGTTCAATAACTTTATCTTTTGCATTATCTCTAGTTACCTCTAAATCAAAGTGCTTGATAAGATTTCTCTGTAAGTCAAATGATATTTGAGATAGTGAGTAATTTGGGGACATGAGTAGTACATGAGAGTTTGGAACTAGACAAACTAACTGTCCTATAATATTAGAAATGTATGTTTTACCTTGACGACGAGAAACAGCCGCACAGACAAAACGATATTTGGGATTATTGATTGCATTGATAATTGCAGTTTGAGATGTGTTGGGGCTTACACCCAAAAGATCAAGATACCCCTCAATAGGCAACTTGATAAAGCGATCTTCTGCTGGAAGATCCATGTGAAAGTCAGACGCAATGTCTGAGCGGCTTATTTCAATCAATGTATGGTCTCTTTGTTAAATAAGTTAAATGGGTCGTCAGAATCAAACAATCCTTCCTCTTTGCATAAGGTAAGCATATAAAGATATCCACTACAAAGTTCTAACATCATGTCCTCTCTGTCCGAAAGTGTGATTCCTGCTTTAGTTCTTTTTGTTAGCTTTGACACTACTGCCATTGCTTCAACTGATACTCCGTCAAGCCATGCTTGGCGTTTGTCAATCATTTTGGGTATGCTCATCCTCTAGTCCTTCTTTTTCTAGTTGTTTTTCTTCTTCTACCTTTTACATGCTTTTGGGATTTGGGAGGTCTTTTTACAGAACCTCCTTTACCTGCCCAAAAGACTTTATTAGCCCAATAGGCTGCAGAAGATTTGCCTCTAGCAATATTTCTTCTGTGCCTCGCTTTGAAACTTCTTCTGGCTTCAGGACTATAATTATGTCCCATGC